GACAAGGTCAACAATGATTTCTTTCTTATACCGTCTCAGATTTTTATGCCAAACATCCGGGTCAGTGCAATAAGAGACCCCCGAGCCACAGACCAATTAAAAGCCCCAGTAACGAGGCAAGTATCTGGATATCAATAGGTAATCTCTCGGAGGCTTTATCTCTTCCCCATAAGGATCGCTAAGGCACTACGGCTCTTTGCGGGTCTACGAGCGGCTTTACGACGCCCCTTCTTCCTAAGACCCTTCTTGCCGCCTCTATAGTGCTTATCCTCTTTACCATATACAGGATCTCCTCGCTCATCCGTTCCTGTTTGTACTGTTTTTGTTGATCGTGGCACTGGATCACTTTCCTTTCTTTTCTGTTGAATATAGATGCTTAACAAGTCTCTGAGCCATTCTAGAGTCCTTAGTGTCCGCCTTAAGCGACCACTTATCCCCGTGCTTAATATAGACTTTCTTTCCAACCGCTTTATACGGCATCACCTAGTTCCTTTCCGTCTGTTGGTGTGTCTACTGACAATCCTAAGATTACCCCTAGCATTCCCTCCGCCATTCCTGAGGGATCTCCTGTGGTCTACTTCCCTCTTATCGCCCTTCTTTAGGCCCACCTTACGGCGAGCCCTATTGACTGCGGCACGTCTCTTTCGAGGTGCGGCTTTACCGTGGAAGTCTCTATATTCCTTCTTGTAATCTCTAGGCATCTTTAGTCACCATGAAGGGCCTGCCGTCTTTGAAGATCAGTCCAATGTGTTCGTCTACGACTACATCCGGCTTACACCGTCCAGATAAGAAGTCAGCACAGTCCTCTGGATGCCCACAGCACTCTTCTTCATCTACGTCCCTGTCAAGACTTACCCGTTCCTTATCCATCCGTATATTCCCTATGTTGTGTAGAACATGTATCTTTAGACCCCACTACTTCACCAAGATCCCTGAGGCCCCCCTTACCCCCCACAGGAGAGATAAGGAGAACCAGACCTAGGTGATTTTCACCTGAGTCCCGTCGGCCCCGGATACGCTATGTATCCATAAGTCACCCATATCGACCGAACGGACTTACATCCACTTTAAGGGCTGGGGCTTACGGCCAATTGAGTGGGCTGCGAACTTTTCTAGTTCTTCTCGTTGTTTTCGGTCTTTCCTGTTCTGGATTTGTGTGTCTACATCTTGAGCCATCTGCTCTGCCCAGTACCCCACAGCCATGCTCAGGACATCCAGACGGTCATCGTGGGCCAAGGCTCCCTTGTCGCGGGTTATACGACTCATCTGGTACATCATCTGGTATCTCAGGGCTTTCTCTGGAGGCAGACCCTTGGTGCTGTCAAAGTCCTTCTCAATGACGCTACGGTTAATAATGAGCCTGTGGCTGTTCATGGGAGGCTCTAGCGTGTCACAGATCCTGCGTTCCTTCTGAATGCTGTGCTTGATCTCCTCACAGGTACACCTGTATATCTTCCCAAGTATGGGTTTCAGCAACTGGGAGAACATCCCGTCCCCGAAGTTGCTCTCGACGAGGATCAAGTTGACCTCTTGCTCCTTGGCAACCATAGCCAGCCGCTTCAGTGTGTCCTCTGAGTACCCACCCGGCAGACCCCCGGCGTCGGTAACGAACAAGAACCCGTTAAGAATCTTCACCACAGCGTATGCCGTCTCGTCCGCCCCCCGGCCCGAGGGGTCTATAGCCATCACTGAGCCAGTGTACGGAGCCCATGTTCCCTCACCTAGCGTCACAGGCCCGTAGAAGCGATCTCCGGGCAAGCCTACGTTGGGCAGGTCTTGGACCATGTTTTCCGCTGAAGCCGCCCAGATGGGCTTCTCCGGCCCCTCACGGGGATTCAGAGACATGACCACCAAGTCAGACAGCCTGAGCGGGTATCTGTCGGCATCTGACAGGCTAGGATCGAGCATGAACTGTAGGGCGAACCCTGTCCTGCCGTAGGAAGCCTCACGCTCCATCAGGTCTTGTGCGTCGAACCTCTTGGGGTCTGTGGGGTCGCCCTCTATGCTGCTGTCTTCCTCGATCTCTTCGATGATCTTAGGGGCCAGTAGATCACCGTAGCCCTTTATCTTAGCCTTGTGTGGGTAGCGGGCAGGCCATATGCGTGTCTTGAAGCCACGCTCAGGCATCGCTGCGTAGATACTGGACTCCGTCTGTGGGGTTCCTAGGAATACGATGTCGCCACCGGGCTTCAGGACAGCATCGAACTCCTTGCAGCACTCCCCTAGTTTGTCTCGCATGGTCTGAGTGGCGGAGTTGTTAAGAGACTCGATATCGTCTGCAACAATAAGATCAGCACGGCTCCCGGTTATCTGCGAGAAAATCCCCTTAGAGACTACTGAGGGGGCGTGGGAGGCTGGTGCTGGTGCGACATCGAAGGCAATCTTACTATTCCTCTGAGAATCAGAAGGTCTAAGGTGTTTCAGCATTGGCATCTCTGAAATAAGACGCAAGGTAAACGTACTGAAGTCATCTGACCGCTGTTTGGAAGCAGATACCACTAGAATGTTCTTAGAGGGGTCCATCATCAGTTCATAGCAGACGTAGGTGGAGGTGATCCACGACTTGCCGACGCCACGGAATGCTTGGATAACCCGACGCTTTGGTCCGTTCTGCACGTAGTTAGCGATGTCATACTGCACTGGGGTGGGGTCAGGAAGCCCAAGGTGATCCCACGCAATGTATAGGAAGTTCCGAAAGTCTCTTAGTTGCTCTTCCATCACTTACCTGTGCCGAGTTCGTATCTGGCTTGTCCCTTGCCGCCTTTACCCGTACCTCCGGGGCCTGCAAATACTCCGGCTTTAGGGTCATATGTCGAAGACATTTGGTTCATACCACCTCTTTGCTGCTCTCGCATCGCAAGCATCCTTCGCACTCGCTTCCGACGCTTGTAGTAGTCCTCAATTTCCTGCACGGGCTTCATTGAGTCTGGACGGTCCCCTACGACATCTGCGGTTTCGCTGACTCTCTCCGGGTCTGATCCATCGTCTTGAGGCCCTTGGCCCCCACCGCTACCGGGGATGATTTGCATTGGGAAACACATTATGCACTCTCCAGTTCCACGTTAAAGGGAAGGGATTTCGCAAGGTTCTCCAGTGGGTTACTCTGCTCTGCTACCCCGTCAATGCCGTTGTCCTTTAGAAAGGCACGGGCTACGTTCAGTTCCGCTGCATTAGCGTCCCCGGCTTCAATGCGCTTAAGCAGTTCTTCTGCTACCGCAATGTGTAGGTTACTTAGCGTCTTATCCACTGAATCGACCTCCAATAAAATTGATTAGTAACGTAATGGCTCCTGCGAGAGTCGCCGCTACTCCTAGAATCCACGACTTCGATTGCTCCAGTTCTCTGATTCTGGTGTCGTGGCGGCTTAGTTCTTCGTCGTGGGTCGCCTGTCTGGTTATTAGCGAGTCCATTTTACCTTCCAGACGACCCAAGGCGATTAGTATTTCGTTGTCCATTGGTATCATATTGCACTAAAGTCAACGATTGTTGCGGTTTTAGTCGTTGTGTTGACGCCTCCAGTCATGTTGCCCAGCGACATACCCGCTGGAGCAGAGTCCGACAGGACGTTGGTCCTATTGCCGTCTGTCCCCGAGAGTAACTGAAATATCTTGACGTGATCTCCTCCCGGCATTGTAGTAGTGAAGTATCCGGTAGCGTCAAGACATGACCGAATATTGACCGCAGTCACGTCGGCGTTGGTTTCTGCTTTGAAAGTAGGCGTAAGCGTTACCGTTGAGGACGTAGTAGTGGCACTCGCTGTGGCCCGAATTCTAAGTCCAGCACTGTTTAGGACTTCTCCGTAGGCAGCATCTAGACCGCCCGTGAAACTCACAGCAGTGCAGTTGGCAAGACCCTCAGTAATCGTGGTGTTTCCGGCAGTACCTCCGGTAGCCTGAGTTAGCGAGAGGCGTCCAGCACCGTTAAGGACGCCTGTGATCTTGTTTCCGTGGTTGGTAGGGTGGTTAATGGCTGCAAGTAGGTTAGCGGCTACTGCGGATTCTCCGCCTGCCCCTGAGCCAGTAAAGTCTCTGTCCTCACCAGATGCGTCCATAACCGATGTATAGGTGAGATCTGTCCCGTCAGTGGAGATGATCCTGATGGTTTCCCCGGTTGCTGGGAGTCCTGAGAATTCTACTCTTCCCGTAGCAACGGTCAAGAGATCTATGTTTGCGTGGTTAATGACGACCCAATCGCATGTTGCGGGCTCTGCGCCCATTGAGATCTTGATGGAGACATTGCCGTCAAGAGCAGACCCTGCTCCGTAGGCGTTCTGAGACAAGTAAAGGCGGGCTTCTCCGTCTGGAGGCGAGGGAATTACTGTTTCAGCGTCATTTGCGATCTTGATTCCGCCGTCGGCTTCTCTCGCCACAAACGCACTGCTGTCAGTATCGCCGTCTCCGGTCATCAATCGGTTAACTCTGGTAGCCATTGTTTATTCCCTATTTAGAAAGTTAGTTCCAACCCCACACCTTTACGAGAGACTGCGCACCGCCGCCTGCTGTCGGATTTCCGCCGTCGTACGAGTCTATTAGAAATCCTCCCACCTCCGCTCCATCATTGTGGTAATAGGCTAAGTCTACGATCTGAATGACGCTAGAATCGTCGGGATGCCATGAGGTTCCCCATAGAATCAAGGGGTCGCCGGAAACATTGTGGTTCTTAATCTGAATTCGGGCGAACGTATCGACAGTATCGTTGCGGTCGGTCCACCTACTGAGGGTTATAAATTTCGGCGTGAGGGTCGCGCCAGATGTCCTGTGTGCGCCGTGGACGATGTGAGCGTCAATTGGGACTGCTGATTCAGTAGTATCCAAGATCCACATTGCTAGTACCGAGTTATTCGTATCTGTAGTTCGTATCTTGTCAATTACGATTTCGATATTGTTGTAGTTATCCCACGTTCCGTCGTCTCCAAGCGTGATGTTGCCAGCACCCTCAGCCGCTACATCGTAAGTCTGAAGCAGTGTTCGGGAGTCTCCAGTATCCACATACGCTTTCGTAGCAGCATCCTGAGCCCCCACGGGATCGGTCACGTTAGAGATCAAGTTAGTGTTCATGTCCAGATACATGCCCGAAGCCGGGCTGAATTGGACTTTGTCGGTCTGAACTTGAAGATGCTTTGAGGCAGATCCGAAACTCATTACAGGGCCTTGGACGCCAGCGAAGTAGAATCTACCATTAACACCCGCTTCGCCACAGACAATCCCGTCTTCCGCCCCGGTTGCGAGTTCCAGTGTCCTTGCTGACACTACCGCATTCTCTGCGAACTTCCCTCCAGCAGTGGTGTATCCCGCATGGATGTCTCCGCTGAATTGTCCCTCCCCGTCTGTTTTAAGTAGCGTCTCTCCTGCTATGTCCACTTCTCCCGTAACTCCTAGAGTGCTACTCAATGTCGCTGCACCCGTGACCCCAAGGGTTCCACCCACTGTGGCGTTCCCTGTTGTCGCCAGAGTTCCGACGTTTACTATGTTGCCCGCATAATCGACCGAGAATACCTCGCCCGTTCCGTGATAAATTTGAAGGGGCTTTCCTGCCGTGGCAGACGTAGACGCACCGGACATCCTGATCTGTCCCTGCATATCGGCTGCGGTAGTTGATCCATTCCAGAGCAGGATTCCTCCTTGCGTGCCTCCGGTGTTGTAGTTTGCGATCTCGATGCCGGGGACGTTGGAGAGGATGTCGGGACTCATCTCGACGTTGCCTGACGCAGGTGTTTCGGGTCCAGCAAAGAACGCCCCGTTCTGAGCGACGGACGACATGACGGTCGATGTAGTGTCTTGGAACTGTGCGAGATTCGCTGTTTGACTGGCATATCCACGGATAATCAGGGGGACGTTATCCGCAGCACTTGCGATAAACGGGACAGCCAAGATGTTCCGAACGGCTCCGAAGTTGCGGACAGTAAGTTCGACTGCGTTCGCAATAGGGTCGTCCCCAGCAGGGGATGCTTCGAGGAGTCTCAGGGTGTATGTCCCAGCGGCTTCAGAGACGTTATATTCTGCGGGGGCCTGAATGATGCCTCCGACTTCGACTATATACATGTTGTCCACATCAGAAGATGGACCGGGAGTATCGAGAATAAAGTCTCTGTGATCCCCCGATATGTCCCCAGCAGCCGTAGTAAACGCCCATGCTTGAGGGTCCACCCCTCCGAAGGCTCCACCGTAAATCGAAGCGTTATCCACATACTCCTTCGTGACGGCTTCGTCAGATACCGTAGGTGACAAGAGGTTCTTTATGATCTTGTTCCCGGCGTCTAGTTTGTCGTCAGTATCCAGAGGAATAGAGCCCACACCCTTGTCTGCCTGCTCTTGCTGGCTGAATAGGAGTTGTTTGGTCTGTGTATTGAGGTCGCTGGCCTTCAGGACGGACCCGTCGGCAAAGGTTCGCTGTAGAGAGGAGATGGGGGTGGTCCGGCTTACTCGAACGAGATCGTCTGCGGCCAAGGGTAGAATGGCGTTACCTGCGGTAATAGTCACAGTAAGAGGAGATAAGGTTACTGTGAGTTCAGCATTGGGGATTATAGTTTTGTCCCCGGTAGTCCCATCAGTAACGGTGAGGCTGAAATGTGCGGTGGAAATGTAATCCAACGTGACATTTGCAAAGATACCGCTCTGCTGATCGGATGTAAGGGTTGAATAATCTGTATAACTGTCTGCCATTTACTTTATCTCCTTCGATTCGTTGCTGGCACGTTTTCGAGTCCACTGGTGAATAGATTCGCCGTTTCGTTTACACCGGGTATCTGGAGGAACCACGCGATCCTCATTATGTTTCTCATATCTTCTTTAGACATCCTTTGAGACGTGAAGATATCTCCTACACCTTGATATCCGATTTTACTTATGTTCTTCGCCAAACTCCAAGGAACCGTTCCTTCGAGAAGGCCCACACCCTGCCTTGTAGTTCGTCCTGAGGCATCGAATACACCCTCACCGCCCATGAAGGGCTTGACAGCACTGTCTATGAGCATTGGAACGATACTTGCGTAACTACTCCGCATGATTCCAGATTTCAGGCTCTCCTCGAAATTTAGACGCTTCGCCAAGTAGTTTCGGCGTTCTGAGGGTCTGAGCCCAAGTGCGCGACTGTAGGTGAGTAGTGTATATCCCGTGAAGCCCAGCCCAATCGACCCCACCATGTTGATGGCTTCTGTCCCGTCAAAACGGGCCAATCCAGCCGCAAGTTGCTTAGATCTCGAAGCGACAGAGAATACTCGATACTGAGTGAGTAACTTTGCCCAAGGGCTGGCATTCATCCATAGGGGAATCTCACCTAGAGACTGTCTCTGAACCATACTGTCTACACTCCGACGTACCGCTAGAGCCAGTTTATCATATGCCCCTTTATCCTTTACTTTCGTGAAATCTATGTCCATTACCCTATAGTTACCGAATACTCCTTTTCTAACTGATATTACATCTTTTTGTGTAAGCATCCTGAATACTTGTTTTATATCAGTGTCATTTAAACCCAACTGATGAAGTCGTGTTTTATGGTGTCTGAAGAACGTATCAGTGAGAACTGGCTTCCCATTTTTCAGTTGGAATGCTGTATTCACTATGTTCTGGAATTCCGCCTTTGCTCCCCATCGGCGCAAGAACGTATCCATTGGTATAATACCAAGCGGATTCAGCATCGAGATACGACGCCCAGTATCTAGGAAGTTATTCACTCCCGTGCCTTTGTCGAAACCCATGTCATCTAGGCGTCTAAGCAGGTGTTCGTGGGTGAAATACTCTCCCCCAACCCCAGTAAATGTCTCCATCTCAGCCGCAAGTTTATCCAACAACCTTCCGTCTGCCCCTCGAACACCAGCCTCGCCTTCTCTGATCCCCATCAGAAAAGTGTTGCGGAACGTCTTAAGCGAAGGGAGGGCTCTCAGCGCGCTCATAAGTCCCGGTCGCAGCATGATGT